GGTGCTGATGGTTTCTACATTGATTCTACAGTTTCCCACGTCAGCATTTCTGGCGGAAAGATTGACTCTTGCAAGAATGCTGGCGTAAGTATTGCTGGGCGCTATGTAGATGTAAGGGCGCAGATCACCAACAATAGTCAAGTTAGTTCAGCCGCAAGTCCGGGCATCCTCATCAACAGTACAGCCATTGGCGTGTCAATTATGGGAGGAACATCTGGTATTTGGACAGGCTATGCGACTAACCAACAAAGCTATGGCGTAGACATTGTAGCCGGTGCTGTGGAGTATCGGATTATTGGCGTAGATGTGACTGGTAATGTTCTTGCCGGAATTCGGGACAATGCCATAGATGCAAACTCTGTGATCTTTGGAAATTCTGGCTTCACCAGCAGCATGACACTGCCTAACCCCATTATAGCTGCTTCTGGAGATATGGTTATCAAAGGGGCGTTGGGTAATGCTGTTCTCCTTGGGACTGATTCTAACGGGACTGCCTTTGCAGCTCAAGCATCGGTGGCAAATTGTGTTAATTATGTAAAAGCATTCGGTAATGCTACTACTGGAGCCCCGTCTATGGAGGCTGTGGGGGCAGATACAAATATCAATTTTACTTTGAAAGCCAAGGGGACAGGTACACTGCAAATGGGTACTTCTAGTATGTTCACAGCGGTAGGTGCCACGGCTGCAACTATTACCAATAGTCCCGGTGGCGCTGTTCCTGCGAAGTATCTGCGTATTTTAGATAATGCTGGTACTGCTTTTTACATTCCTTGCTTCTAAGCGCAACACACAAATAATACTTTATGGAAACACAAACACTAATTAACACTGCGCTAGCAGCCATGGGCTTCATGGGAGCATGGATTCTCAATAATCTGAATGAGAGCATTAGGGCTCTGAAGACTGCTGACGCAGATCTAATAAAAGCAGTTCAACATATCGAGGTGCTTGTTGCCGGTAGTTATGTTAAACGCGACGATATGGATAAGCTAACCAACGCACTATTTGTAAAGCTAGACAAGATCGAACTTAAACTAGATAGTAAGGCAGATAAAGCATGACAGTAGATCTTACTGGTTTAGGTAGTGTTAGTGAACTGGCTAATACCGTAATTGGTAAGATCTGGCCTGACAAAACCGAAGCTGAAAAACAACAACTAGCTGCTGCTGTCATGGTAGTACAAGGCCAACTAGACATCAACAAAGAGGAGGCTAAGTCCCCTTCTATATTTGTATCTGGTGCAAGACCCTTTATCATGTGGGTCTGTGGGTTTGGTTGTATGTGGAACTGGTTACTCTTGCCTATAGCAAAAGTGGTCTTTGTACTTATGGGTATTGCTGTACAAGTTTCCCCAGCTGACCTATCTGAGATGATGCCTCTACTTCTGGGTATGCTAGGTTTGGGTGGTTTCCGTACCCTAGAAAAATTAAATGGTGTCGCAGCCACAACACACAAATAAAGGTATCTTAATATGAGTACATCAGGCGTAGCTTCGTGGACACTTAATCGTGATGGAATCATCAATAGTGCATTACGTAAACTGGCTGTTCTAGCGGGTGGTAGTGCTCCCGCTGCCTATGAGGTCACCAACGCAGCCGAGGCTCTAAATGCCATGATTAAAGGCTTCCAAGCGGATGGTATGCCTGTATGGGCAATGAAGAAGTATACCTTCTCTGTGATCTCAGGACAAGCTGCTTATATTATAGGCAATGGTATGGCCTTAGCTACTCCAGCACCACTCAAGGTTGTTCAGGCTTATCGTAATCAAACTAATAGTGTAAATGTTCCTATGAATATTTATACCAATTATAATTACAATATCCTACCATTGACTATTAGTTCAGGTGTTCCGATCAACCTATACTACCAACCTCTTGCGGATAGAGGTACTATTAACTTGTGGCCTATCCCTAATGATAGCACAACAACAATTACCATTGTTTACCAACGTCCTTTTGAGGATATGGTTGTTAGCACCGATGATATCGACTTCCCTTCCTATTGGACAGAGGCTATGATCTATGGTCTTGCTTGGCGGTTGTCGTCTGAATATGGTCTTCCAGTACAAGATCGTTCAACCTTGTCTAAAGAAGCTGAGTTCTTCCATCAACAAGCTTTGATGTATGGAGTCGAAGAGGGATCGATGTATATTCAACCAGATTGGTCGGGAAAACACTAAATGGCTTTCAACCGCAACCCACAACAAAATACTTATGATACTACTCGTATTAGTTTTGTAGGTGATCTACAACAACGTAATGGTGTTGATCTTACCAAAGACTACCGACTAGTTAATATGATGGTGGAGCTTCACGATAGCCCTACACAAGAGACTAAGCGGGCTTATATCAAGTCCCGTCCCGGAATGATCTCAGCGTACACAGTTAACACCGGAGTGGCTCGTGGTATTTACTACTGGACAGTAGCTGGTGTGGGTTATGTAATCTCTGTGGTGGCTGACAAGATCTACGTCAATGGTGTTTTACTATCCAGTATTGCCACCTCAATAGGTCAAGTGGGCTTTACGGAATTTGTATCCTCTCTTGGTGCTGTTACGCTGGTATTGGTAGATGGTACTAATGGCTATGTCTTTTCCAGTCCAGCCATAGCACCCACGATGATTCCTGTTGCAGGAGATTTTCCTTCTCCTCATCTACCTGATCCTATCTTCTTAGATGGTTATCTCTTTCTTGCTAAATCAGGAACACAGGATATCTACAATAGTAATTTAGATGATCCCACTCTATGGACAGTTGGCGATTATATCTCTGCTGAGATGTATCCAGACACCATTAAAGCCCTAACAAAGAATAATAACTATATCTACGCAGTTGGTAGTAACAGCGTCGAGTACTTCTATGATGCAGCCACTGCTACTGGAACACCCCTAGCTCGCTACGATTCTGCTGTTCAACAATTTGGTACTGTAGCAGGAAACACGGTAGTACAAACAGAAAAAGAAGTTATTCTCATTGGGGCCACTGGTAATGGTGGTAACACTGTTTGGACAATTGATGGTTTCAAAGAAAAAGAAATTGGAACTCCTGCAATTAAACATGCTTTGTTAACAGAAGGTACTAATCTACAGAACGCTACCGCCTACGCTATTCGTGTAAGTGGACAGAAGCTTTATATCTTGGTGCTAACTACACGCACCCTTGTGTATAGTTTTGATACTAAACTGTGGCATGAATGGGCTAGTGGTGTTAATGGTGAGTTCCCCTTCATTGGGCAGTTTGCCTCTGATGGTTTAGATGGTTCTGCTTATATCTTAGATAAAGTTGGCACAAACATCTACAAGATGAATGCCTCTTATTTTAAGGATAACCTCACAACATTTCGATGTGAAGTTACCACAAACAAAGTAGACTATGATACTATCAATAGGAAGTTCCTATCTCGTGTGAGTATCCTTGGTGATATCCCAGACGGTCTTGGTACAGAGAATTCTTTCTATCTAGACTGGTCAGATGATGATTATAACACTTGGAGCACACCACGTTTACTTAGTTACATGAATGATTTTCCTGTTGTAAAACAATTGGGAACTTTCCGTAGACGAGCTTTTCGGTTGCGCTATAGTTTACCACATCTTGTTCGACTAGAGGGTTTGGAAATGGACTTTAATAAAGGACAACAATAATGGCTGGTGGATTGCCTCCCCCTCCTACACGGGCAGCGTCAGGGGACTTTGTTTGGATTGATTGGTATAATAAACTTAATGCTTATCTGTCAACTGGTGGTTCTATTGCGTGGTCAGTGATTAATAAAGCAGGAAGTTCTATAGCAGACTTGCAATCTAAAGCCCATTCTTTATTGACCAGTATCCAAGGCGGAACTACTGGAGAACATTATCATCTTACAAATACCGAGCATACTGCTGTACAAGCACTAATTGCTCGTGATCCTAAGTATGGTGTTTTCCACGATACCACTACTCAAACTGCTGCTGCAATCAATACTGCCTATCCAATTACTTTTAATAGTACGGACCTCTCTCATGGTGTTACTGTTGGTACACCTACCTCACGGATTGTTTGTTCTGCTACTGGTGTATATGATTTCCAGTTCTCTGTTCAGTTAAACAAAGCTGCGGCTGCTGCGAAGAAGGTTTGGATTTGGGCGCGGATTAATGGAACTAACGTCTCCAATAGTGGTACTGAAGTTACCCTAGCAGGAAGTAATGCTGCTCTCGTGGCCTCTTGGAATTTTGTACTCAGTCTTACTGCAAATGATTACTTTGAGTTAGTTTGGTCAACAGATGACACGGGTTGTCAAATTACTGCCTTAACAGCGACTGCTCCTGTTCCGGCGATTCCTTCTATAATCTTAACGGTTACAGATAATATTAGTGCTTAAAGGATAAATTATGGCTTACGGCGATGGTGGAGATGGCGATAGTGATGGAGGTGGATTTGGTGGGGGTGGTTATGGCGGCTACTCAACAGGATCTAGTGGTAACTTTGGGGCCACTCCTGGAAATGTGGGGGGTTATTCTAACAGTTCCAGTGGAGGGGGTTCTTCTCCTTGGGGCCAGTATGGTCTAGGTGTTGGTACTGTAGAGGGATTTAACCCAAACACAACCCTCTCACAAACAGATACAAATAACATCGGATTCAGTCCTTCTGCTGACTACGGTTTTGGTGGAACTCTGGGACAAGGTGCTGCTGGCTTCACAGGAGCTACTTCCAACGACATTGGTAACTACTCTTTGTCCGATATGTTTGATACAGGTTACACTCCGGGTCAATATGGTTTGGGTATGAATACCACATCCCCTTCTGCGCAGGGATTACAGGTATCACAACAATCTGCTAATAACTTGGGTATGCTTGGTATGGGCACTAGTGGTATGGGTATTACGGGAACAGATAAAGAAACATCCTTTATGGACCATCCTGCTGTGAAGTTTGCACGAACCCTTATGAACTTAAACCCATATGGGGCGGCTGCTAACTTAGGCATCAACGCCCTTCAGGGCAAAGATGTCGGAGCATCTGCTCTTGGGATGGCTGCACCCGGCCCTATTGGTGCTGCACTCGGTATGGGATATAACGCCATGCGTAGCAATGATCCTGCTGCCTCAGTTGGTACTCAAGCTGCTGGTATGTTGGGTGGTCTTGTTGGTGGTGGCCTTGCTGGTGCTGTTGGCGGACAACTGGGTTCACAAGCCTTGGGTGGTCTTGCTAATGCAGGGTTTAATCAAGCAAGTCGAGAAAATGCTTCTATCGGTCCATATGGACAAGGTAGTCCTATGGCTGCTGGTATTGCTTCTGCACAAGCGGCTGGTAATGCTCCGGGACAGGCTGCTGGAGGTGGTGGTACTAATTGGGGTCAGCTTGCTGGACAACTCTATGGTGGTTATCAGCGGCTTGGTCAAGCTAACCAACTAGCACAAAACTCACAGCAAACACAACAAGCACTTCAATCTCAAATGAGTGGGTTACAGAATATGTATGCTCCAGATAGTCCATACGCTAAACAACTAGCCCAACAACTTGCTCGTCAAGATGCTAAGGCTGGTCGTAATAGTCAGTATGGTACTCGTGCTGTTGAACTCCAAGCTCGTCTTGCTGCGATGGCACCTACGGTTGCAAACTCTATGTCTAGTTTGGGACAAGCAAGCAACTTGACTAATACTCAAGCACAGACAGCAAACCAAAACAAACAAGTTGTACAAGGTCAACTCCTCACACAACTACTAGGTAATAAGGATGTTCAGGGATTAGGTCAACAAGCATACTCTGGCTTGAAGAGCATGTACAACGATTGGAATGCTCCTTCTTATCAACAGGAACCAGCTTCCCTATCTTCTTATGAGTGGGCATAATCATGGCAAATGAACTTCCAACCCTAGAAACATTACAAGCTACTTATGGCTATAACGATCCACGGGCTTATCAACAAGCCCAAGAGAACCAAGGCTTAGCCCAACAGTTCCAACAACAGAACTTGGCACAAGAGGCTAACAAAACTCAAGAGGGGTTTTTGGCAAACCAACAATCTACTGCCATGAATCCTCTTTTAGTTGACCAACAACGTGGCGTTAATACTACGCGAGGTATTACCAATCAAACGAGTCAACTAGGTCTTGATCGTGCTAATGCCCTACAGTTCCAAAATCTTGCTAAAGATCAGCAACAAGCTATTCTCGATATGAAAGAGAATGACATTAAAGCTATTGAACAGCACGGTAGACAACTGTCCTATTCTAACGATCCAAATGAGCGTGCTCAAGGACAGCAGATTTATGAAATGGGTCAAACATTTCGTGCTGCTAAACAAGAGCAGGATTATAAGGTTGCGTTGGAACAAGAGAAGGGTCGTCAACGTATCCTTGAAACTGGTGCTGCGGGAGCAAACGCCAGTAGGATTGAGCAGATGGGTATTGATGCTGGTAAGTATAAACGTGGTACAGGTGGTGCTGGTGGTGTGTCCTTTGTGCAGAAACTCTCCTCTATGAAAGTTCCTGAGCAAGTTAGTGCTACCTACGCTATTCTTCAATCTGGTGTTAGTCCTGACACTCAACAACCCTTGACTGATATTGAAAAGACATTCTTCCAAAGTCTGTATGATCAGGGTGCTCGTACTATCGAAGCTAAGACAGCTGCTGCTGGTCAAGGAACTAAACTGGATATCAACGAGGGTAAAGCCCAGTTGGTCAATAAAGTACCTCCTTCTGTTCGTCCACCTGAAGGACCACAAGTAAACTCTACAAAGAGTGGTACTAAGTTTAAAGTAATCTCACAATAATAAACAGGAAATCTAATGGCTTATAAAATCCAATTTAACAATGGACATACCATCGAGTTTGATAGTCAGCCATCAGATTCCGATATTGA